CTCAAGCAATCAGAATGTATCTCATTGATCTGTCTATATTCCTGAAGATTGTATTTATCACAGATTGAGATGATCATGTTGATGTTCACAGATTGAGCAGTCATTGTTCCTGGTTGCAAAGTGACAACCATCAAAGGATATTGAGCTGCATCTCTTGAGACAGCATCAATGAAATCACCTTGAAAGAATTCGTTTATCTGTCTGTGCTCTGTTGCTATTATTTCCAGCTCTTTCATCAGCTGGTTTAATGTTTTTTCCATCCTTATTGAGATATGCTTTTAATTTATCAATCTGTTTCTTAGAAAATTTCATTGTATCCAGTTCAATGGTTTATATCCAGTATCATCTTTCTTGACATATTCATTGCAATGATCTGAGCACATATCACAATACTCTGGATATTTTGTTGCTTGATCATCTTTAAGATATCCAATCAATCTCTCTTTGTAAAAATATGCATCCTTTCTCAACTGATCTCTGAGCTCAGCAACTTGATTCAATTCAAGAGTTGTTTGATTATCATCTTGCACTCTTCCGGCACCTTTATTTGTTAGCTTATCAGTCAACAAAAGAGCTGCTCTATAATCAACGAATGCAACCAAACAAGGCACAACATAATCATTCATAAGATCCAAGTAATCTTGAGTCCATGTGTTTGTCTGAACTCTGTCGAGCAATGCTCTGAATAATGGAGTCCCCAGAGCTGGCTGAATATGCATGTCTTGAGATCTCTTTATGGCCACAGCCAAGAGCTTAGTATCTGTATTGTTGTGAATGATACCGAGCTTTTTTAAATTTTCAACTGATAATAAATAGTTCATCCTCTCCTGTTTTTTCAGTAAATACAATATCATTACCTTGATCTGGTAATGGTTTTGAATGTTTATTTGTTAATAAAATTATATCTGGAATTCCATCTGGAAATGCCGAGCAACCTCCTTCAATTATGTCAAAGTGTTTACAATTAAAGCAAATTAAATCTTTTGTTGTTGTCATTACTATTTTTTAAAATATGAATCAAATAATTTACCTACTTTTTTAGCATAAGGAGAAGGATTTTGCATTAGTTTATATTCTGTAAAAGCTTCTGCATGAAACTCATTTATATTTGTTTGTGCATAATTACCTAAATATATCTCATTTAATTTTTCTGTATCGTTTTCCTTTACTGCTTGTTTAATTTCTTTGCTATATGACCTTTTTATTCCAGCTAATTTATTAAAATATTCTTGAACTTTTTGATTATTTGATTGCTTAAGTGCAAAAACATGACCCATTTCGTGTGTAACTGTTGCAATATCAGCATTTTCTTCATCAACCGAAGATTTGTTTTGCCATTGGCGTTTACCATTTTGTAATAATGACCTTGTATTTGGATTTCTTGATTCAAAAGAATCTGATTGATGACCTAAATTAATTGTTAATATTTTACCACCAGATGCCTCAACATAACCATAATATTTTTCTGAACTATTAAATAATAATTCAACATTGTCAAACGACTCATTTCCTATTTCATATTCTTGAGTTAATCTATTAATTTCATTAACATATCTTTGTGCTTTTTCAATTGTTAAATCTTTGGAAACATTTACTTTTGATATTTTTATATTTGTGTTTTTTACAAAAATCTCAACACTTAAATCCTTCGCATTATCAATGTCTAAAATTTGAGATGGACCATCTATTATTTCTGGCTGAGTTACTTCAATTTCAACACCTATACCTGATTTTTTTGGTTTTGCAACAATAAGTAATTGATTCCATTCATGCCGGCAATATGGAGTTGTTTTACCAGTATCTGGATTGGTATACCATCCACCTCTGTATCTCCACACATCTCTGCCTATTTTTAAAGAAATTGTTTGAATCTCTTCTCTTGTGTATAGTCTATTGAGCTCAATTAATTTAATACAAAAAGCTCTTGATTGAGTTTTTACTGGAGGGATGCCAGGTATTTCTTTGTATTGATACCTAACTTCAAAATCATTCCCTCCTAATTTCTTTCCCAGGCTGTCAAGGCCCTCCCCGCCAACAGAAATTTGTCCAATGGTTGCAAATAATTGATCATGCTTTTTAAAAACCTCATCCATTGGAGTATCCCATGGAATATTAAAACTCATAATTGTATTGAAATTATTTGCAGATTCACCATGCTCAGCAAAATATCCAATCTCATCATCTTGATGGTCAAATTTGCATGATGACATTTGCTGTGCTCCTGGAGTTAATCCAACTATTCTGCGAGCTTGTGCCTCATCAATGGTTGGAAATGATGCCAATACAATACTCAATGCACTCTCAGATGTCAACAATCCTTCTTTAATCTTAGCAACCACATCAATAAGTGATGCAATCTGAGCTCCATTCAATGCTGATTTTGCAACATCAACTTGAGTTTCATTTGCTGGAATATCACCAACTGGAGCAACAGCTGTTGGCTCTTGAGTTGTTCCTATTGGAGTCACATCTTTAAGCTTAATAACACCAGTCTCTCCAGATAATTTAACCATGTAATTCAATATCCATTCAATTCTTTTTTGTCTTGTCTCAACATAAGTTGTCTTAAATATCTCAAATAAATCAGCACTCTCAGCTGCATTGAATGATCCCTCTGGAGCAACACCAAATAATGATGGAGCAACAACTGAATGAGCAACCAATATGTTCTGTTGCACACTATCCTCAAGCATATCATATCTCTTATCAAGATCATTGCCAGTTAAGTTGTCAACCTTTGGAGCTTGATCTGCAGATGGTGCAAATGTGATTATAATATCTCCAGAATTCTCAATTGCAGATGCTGGATTCTTGATTTGATTCTTGAATGACTCTGCCTCCTCTTGAGTTTCTGGAAAGCCATCCATGAATGTGATCATTGTACCAGACTTAAATCCATTCTGTAGTTCATACATGTGGAATTTACTGATATCACAATCAGTCTGAATTGATGTGATACCTCCTTGATATGGTGGCTTTGGATATACTCCATGTTCTTTGCGACCTTTCTTTGCTGGATCTTTATAATACAATACAAATGATGCAACTTTGTTTTGCTCATCAAGAGCTGGCAATACTCTTAGATTTGTTTTCTCAGCTGATTGCTGTTGCACTGTCCAATCATCAGAAAGATAATACATTCTTTCATCAGATGAAATTCTGATCATGTCAATTGGTAGGTATTCCCACACAGCAACCCTGGTCCCTTCTCTATTCCAGGTACCTTTGACTGCGAATGCACCAAACAACTCATAATCAAATGCCAATTGCTCAACAATCTCATTCATATTGAAATCAGAATAAGGATTGGCAATGAATCTTGCAAGCTCTCCAGATACAACCTCAAGACCTCCACCAGCAATGTAATGCGTTTTGTTCTTTATGATACCTTGGTGCCAGGCTGATCCATTGTAAAGATCCACTAAAAAATAACTATAGTCATTCTTTTTTCCCCACTTAATAAAGCCAAGCATTCTGTCTTGCTCCTCAATTGGAAGGACAAAATCCTTTCTGAATGACATTGATTCAAGTTTCTTATTCATAAATGTTAAATGTTATATTTGTTGAGAATTCATTTGATGGTGAATCTTGCACATATACATGAGCTCTGCCCTCCTCAACCAATCCATCTGATAAGTCTGGATCTAAATTGACAGCGGATGTTTGCTGATATATTCTGTAAGTGTAATATCCATCATAATCAAAGGTTACATCCACACCATCAGTCAGTTCAAATTCATCATATCTGGTGATGGCATTGCTGAGATTTGGTAGAATGCAATAATATTTCAAGAAAGATTGCTCATGCTCAAACTCAAAGAGGTAATGAACTGGACTCACTGTTGTCAGTTCTGTCACTGTCACTATCATTGTTGATGTTGAGCTCTTCTCTAATCTTAGCATCTTTAATTAGTTTTGGTTTACGTTTTTCAAATATGTGCAAGAGTCCAATCTTAGCATAAAAATCCTCTTTGCCTCTTTCAATAGATATCCATTTACTTAGTAATGGGGACCATTGCATTGAGCCTATATATTTTTTAAGTATTTCCATGATTCAAATATACAAAAAAAGGAGGGACACAGCCCTCCCTTATGATAAGAGTTTATTCAATTCTTAAATTGATGGAGATTGCTGTGCCAATAAAGAGGCATAAACAGCTGAATCAACATCTGGAACTGGATCATTTTCCAATCCACCCATGATGATATCATGACCTAATCTGTCAGATTTCAATACTCCAGATCCATAAGCGGAAGCCTCAGCAATTTGAAGGCCTTCACCGAATCCAAGAGCAACAGTAGTTCCATCAGCTTTCTCAACAATTGCAACCACTTCGTTCTGACCTAACAAATGAATCTCAGAACGTAATTCTTTTGTATCCGAAGCCAAGATCATTGTCAAGGTTTGTTCATACCAAAGAGTTCCATTTCCTTTATTCACTCGGATTGGTGCAGTGTAACTTGATAAGTTTGATTTTAACTTATATAAGAATACTTCACCAGTAACAGTCAGAGCAGTGATCTCGTTATCAACAATTGTGGATGCAGAAACATTTCCCAAAGGAAACAACATAACAGATTTGATACCACCTTTTCCATTGGTACATGTTCTGTCATTGTATCCGGTTGTCATATTACAAGCCATTGTTCTTAGTTTTTTTAATGTTATTAAATAGGGAGGAGTTGCCTCCCCCCGTTATTATTTATTAGTTTGGAGATCCAGTTCCGTTCCACACTCCGATCTGATCCAAGAAAGGTACTTGAACACCAGCTCTGAACTTAGAACGTAAATAGATTACATCATCATCTTGAGAATACCACAAATCAAAGTTTTCAAAGTCAGATGATAAGTCAGTACCAAATACAAAGTGAGAAGCTCTACCAGTGTAAATGTTGTCAAGACCATTCAATCCATTAACTTTAACAATTCTCATGTTTGTTCCTGGCAATACAAGCTCATTCAAGTCACCAATGTTTGATGGATTGTAATGGAATAAGTTGTCATCAACTAAATTCTTAGTTAAGTAGTTGAAATTCTCACGACCAGTGAAACAAATGAAATCATTAGCCTCAGCAACATTTGCTGGAGTTTCAATGAAACAATTGTAGAATACATCAAATGCATTAGATGCAGAGATTGATGCAACAGATGTAGTGTTCAAATTAACACAACCATTTGCAGTCGTTAAGAATTGACGGAATCCATTCATCTTAGCCAAGTTACCAGATCCAGAAACTTTGTTTCCTTTCCAGATTAATTTGTCCAATTCAAATGAATGTAACTGCAATAAATAGCTGATGATTTGTTGCTCAAATGGAAGAGTCTTATCTTCTGCAGATGCACCTGGACGCAATCCTAACTGAGTCCAAAAACCATCAAGGTCTTTTTGACAGAAAGATTTCATATATCCAAGAGTCTCAACTGCGATTGCACGATCAGTGAATACAGTGTCCCCATCTGGAGTCATTGTACAATCACCATCCTGGTAAACAATTGAATCATCCATTAATTTCAATTCTTGAGATCCTTTGATCCCTTGCTGAATTGTTACATATTGTAATGTGCGAGCTTCAGTAACTGACTTAACAATTAAGTCCTCTCTTTGCTCATCAACATAAGCGGCAAGACCAGAAACATCCCAGTCAAATTTGCCTTTAAGGTACTTTTTTAATGACATTTTATTTATACTTTAGAATTTTTTAAAAATAGTTGTCTGGCTGTCAAGTTGCCAACTTTGCTGAATTTCTCAGCTTCTTTGGTTTCCACAGATGGTTGAGCTTTGAAAGCCTCGAATTCACTTTTCAATGAACTCAACTCATTAACCAATGTTGCGTTATTTTCTGCAATAGCCTTAGTCATTTCTGCTAAGCCTTCGACAGCTTTTGAGAATGCCTCAAGTTTTGCATTTACAATTGATTCAACTTGCTCTGCACTCATTGACTCAGCACTTGTTTCCTCAACAGCAACCTCTCCATCTCCTTCATTTTCTCTCTCATCAATTATCTCTGTGATGATACCTTCTGCATCAACCACAATTGATACACCGGCAAGCTCACCAGATAATGCATGAGTTCCTTCTGGAGCTGGAATCATTTCGCCATCAGCAACAACAAATACTGGCATGCCAACCTCAAGAGCTTCATACTCTATCACAGTTGTGCCATCAGCCAAAGTTGCTTGTTCAAATCTTTCAACGCTTTTTGAGAATTGTGCTTTCATTTCAGCAATCAATTCCTTAATAGTTTGTAATTCTTTGTTCATGTTTATTATAATTTATTGTTCGAAAATACCTAACTCTTTGAGCTTAGCCTCTGCCCATCTCTTTCCAGCAAGTCCACCCCATAATAAATATGAGATAGTGCCACATGCTGAATTGTCATCTGGATTGTAATACTCCTCTGCTCTTGACAGATATGAATACATCCTCTTGATGATGGCTACTGAGACAGTTTGCTTGTTTGCCAAAGTCGTTGCTCTTAATCTGCCAACTCTTGTGGCACATTTATTTCCATACTTTTGGTTGAGCTCAATTCCTTTCTTAGCATTGTTGCTCACAGCTTCTGGATAGTCATTGTAAAATCTGATATATTCCTGGACTGATTTCAACTCTTGATAGATGTAAGCGAACTCATGCTCCCACCCTTTGCCAGTTTCAAGCAATTGGAATACTCCCTCAATTGAGAAGCCAGTAAACATTCCAGCCTTGGCTGCCTCATATACATCTTTATTGGTTACTTTGTAACTCACAATCCATGATCCATCATTCTCTTTGTTGAATCTTTCTGGAGCTGTGAATCCTTTTGCCTCATCAATGATGTAACTCATGATCATATAGATCCCATCAACCACTCTCTTGCTGTCATGCTCAAGATTTACATTGTTGAAATTATCTCTGCGAGCATAGTCAAATACAATATCCTTGATTGCTTGCTTTGAAAAGTTCACATAATACTCTTCATTAGTCTGAGGATCTCTTCGATATATGGGAGTATCTGCAGATATAGCAACTCCAGTGATGACTTGCTCCTCATCATTGAATTGATAAGCAATCTTTTTGCTGAATGTCTCAAATGATTTCTCATGTGCTGGATTGGCTACCAATGAATTGAATGATACTGTTGTTTCTGGATCTTCAAGATCAATCACAATATCATAAAGAGGTAATTCTCTAATCATAAATATTATGTAAATTTGTTCGAAATGGTTTTTGTTTATCCATACCACAGCAAGTCTGAGTCTGACTTTGAAATCAACCAATCAATAAGATGGTTACAATTAATATATCCAGATGCTGAGATATGGACCATTGGCAAAGCTGTTGCTGGAGCCAATAATCTGCCATGCACTCAGCACAATAATATCAGAGGCTGTGATGTGACAAATAGGATTCTGACTTTTGCCAGAAACATTGGAGGTGATTTCATTTATATGAACAAAGATTTTTTCATTACAAAGATATGGCAGCCACATGTTGCCATTAACATGGGATCAATCATTGTCAATCCAGAACATCCTCCACATACTCAGATGGCTCAACAAAATACTTTGGAATTCTTGAAACATAACAGCTTTACTGCGTACAATTATGAGACACATACTCCAGTTATGATGAACAGCAAAAAGCTGATTGATCTGTTTGACAATATCAACTGGCAGAATGACAACCATTTCATCAAATCAATCTATTGTAATGTGTACAAAGTACCATCAAAGGAAGGATTTAATTGCAAGGTATCTGTGCCATCCATTGACAAAGCAAAGGAATTCATTGCACTCCAGGGATGTTTCTCAACTGGTGATGGTTTCTGGAATCAATCCAGATCTAATTGGATTAAAATGTACTCTTAGCCTCTTGCACCTCAACCTTATTTTGAGTGCCAGTAATATCAGACTCAAGGACCACAACTTGACTCACTGGAACATTGCCTCCTTGACCTTGTCCTAATGTTGTCAGATCTGTTTGCTGTGCATTTGTGTTGGCTGTGAATGAACTTGCACCGGCACCAGCTTGACCTCCTCCTCCTCCAGTTGATAATTGTGGTGGAGTTGGTGCAGTTCCTGATTGATACTTTTGATTCATAACAGCCAAGGCTTGAGTCAATCCAATAAGACCAGCACTTGCAATGGCAGCAATACCAGCTGGAGATGGTGGTGGACCAAACTGAGCAATCCCCTTAACAATTGCACTGGCTGTGTCGATAGCAATCTGTGCAAGCTTCAATGCTTTATCTCTGTTAAATTGAGCTTTCTTGATTTTCTCTTCCTCCTCATAGGCTTTGAGTTGGACATCATATTTTTGCTTAGCAAATTTTTCTTCAATCTGTTTTTTCTGATCAGCCGTTAATCCTTCTTGATTCAATTCAGCTTGTAACTTAGCATCCAAGTTTGCAAGATCTGCATCTCTATTCTCTGCAATCTTATTCAACCTGGCTTGATCAATTTCATTCATCAAAGCATTCAAATCCTTTAATTGATTCAATGCCTCTTGAGCTCCCTCAATTGCTTGAGTCACTCCTTTAAGCTGCTCCTCTCTTGCTTTGATTGCATTCTCTTTTTCTATGTCAGTGTACTTCTTATCAATCTCAGCTTTTTTCTTTTTATATTTTTCAGTCAGTTGATTCTCTCTATCAAGATAAGTTTCCTCATCAATCAGACCAGCTTTCAAAGCATTCAATGCAATATCTTTCTCACTTTCATAAGTAGCTCTCAGATCCATTAATTCATTGTCCTTATCTGAATTGAAAAGCCTTGTATATTTTTCTCTAATCTCTCTCTTTTTAGCTTCATTCTCAGCCAATTTTGCAAGCTCAATATCAGAATATTTTTTAATTAAATCAGCTTTATCAATTTGGAATTGCATCTCAACTTGAGCCTCAAGTTGTTTATCTCCATGAGCTTGTTCAAGTCTTTTGTCTGATTGGATGACAAGCTCTTGCAATTCTTTCTCAAAACCTGCTTGCATCAATTCCATTGAAAGAGCAAAGCGATCATCCTCCTCTTTTATTCTTTTATCATTAGCCGCTTTCTCAGCTTCTGCAATAGCCTTCAATCTATTGAGCTCATCCTCTTTTTGTTTTTGGATTCTGGCTTTGCGTTTCTCATAAGCATCTTTATTGGCATCCTCTCTCTTTTTGTTTTCTTCAATTTCAAGGATGGTTAAGTCTTGAGCATTCTTTTTGTTTTCTTTGTATTGCTCATAAGATTTTTGTTTTGTATCCTTTAATGACTTCTCTAATTTCTTAGCTCGATCACTATCTGCATCTCCAGTTCTTTTAAGCAATGCAATCTCTTCCTCATAAGCTCTGATCTTTTGTTTCTGCATTTCAAGAATTGCTCTACCAGATTTCAATGCTGCCTTGAGTTTCTTTTCCTCCATCTCCTCTGTATTCTTTCCAGCCGCTTGAGCCTTTCTGATTTCAAAAGATAGATTATCATCCACAGCTTGAGCTTTCTTTTTCTCAGCTGCAATCTTTTTATTCATCTCTTTTTCTGTGGCATCTGTCTTAGCTTTGGCATTAGCCTTCATCTTAATGGTATTCTGATCATCTATAATACCAAGAGCTTCAAGAGCTTTAATTGTCCCATAAATTATCCCTATGAATGGAAAGAATATTGATATTAATATTTTAATCTTTGGTCCAAGTTTATCAAACTGAGCATATGCCTTCATTGTTGCTGCTGCAATCTTATCAAAGTTTGCTATCAATAAACCAATACCAACAACAATGGCACCAATACCAGTTGAAATCAATGCTAATCTAAACAATTTCATTGCTGTTGTTGCTCCTCCAGTTGCTGTGGCAAGACCAACATTTGCACCAGTCTGAGCTTGTGTAGCCGCAACACCAGCCAATGCTGGAGCAATGCTGCCAGTCATTATAAAATTCTTAGCTTTCTCAAGTCCATTTCTTAATTGCAATCCAAGGATTGATTCCTTATTAAGATTATTTGCTATGATTGAAACTGAGTTAACAAGTCCCTGAACAGCTTGCAGTTTAACCATTGTTTGAACAAGAGCCTCATTCTCAACACCAGCCAATGCAGCTGCGGATTGAATACCTTGAAATGCAGCGGCTCCAGTCTCAACTCCTTTCAATGTGGTATCTAATCCAACAAAGTCAGATGACAATGCCATTGTCTGAGCCTTGAGATCACCAATCTCATCTTTGAGATTTGCAGCATTTGAAATGGCTTGCTTTCCAACTGGACTCTCTGCTCCAGCTCTGGCTGCCAAGTTCTGATATTCTTTCATGAGCTTAGTCATCTCTCGCATTGAGAGACCACCATTCTCAAGAGTTTGATTCAACTCAGCAAGCTTCTGATCAAATGTCTCCATTCCTTTTGTGGAGGCATCTGTTGCTGTCTTGGATGTATCTTTTAAATCTTTGTTCAAATCCTCAACAGCCTTATCAAAGGCTTGAATATCTTGAACAGATTTACCAGTATCAACCTTGAGTGAGAATACCGCTGTTTTTTCTGCCATTAGTTATGGTTTAATTTTCTATTGGTGGGAATGGTGAAGGTTTAGGCTCAAATGGTCTTAATGGAATATCTAATAAATAAGCATATTGAGTTGGCTTAATATCAGCCTCATCTGATTCACTTAAAAATAAAAAATATACATCGTTAATATCTTGAACAAAATTAAAGAATGTATCTGCGTCAAAGAACACTCCTTGTAGTTCTTCAGCTTGTTGGTTTGTTACTATTCGTCCTTCCATTATACTTGTCTTCCTAAAGTTGTTTGATATGCTTGAACTGCTGTGTAAAAGTTAGCTGCTTCGGCATCTGTTAATCCGTCACCTATTGAAGCGAAGGCACATTGTTTAGTTGAGTAAAATTTATTACTTGGAACTACTAAATTATTTACAGCACCTAACTGATATGTAACATTTGATGAAGCAGAAGCTGTTGTTCCT